GTTATGTCATCCCAAATGGTCTGTAGAACCGCGTTGGCGAGCTTGTTGCCCTTGCCGCTCCCGTAGGTCTCCATATTCACAGCCGAGCTTGATGCGATTTCCACATCATCCAGACCCCATGAGACATACTTGGGTTGACCAAGCGAGATTTCCACCGCGTCGCTGTCACAATCCTGAATTGTGTAGTCGGCATGGGTGGTTTTATCCGCCGCCGCAACGTCAGGATAGGTCTCGCGCAAAACGCTCACCTTGTCCCCAGGTCTCGCCGCGTCACTCGAAAAGTTTCGGGAAAATGCGTTGAGCGGTTGGATTTTCTTGATGAACGCCATAAGCGCGGATTGCGCGATGATGTCGTCGTTTACACCAGTGATTGAGTTAGCCATTTTTCTATTTTGTTAGTGTGAGTGTTGGGAAATTATTTCTTCTGCCTGCGTGCTTCGTCAGCCTCCCGCATGATCTCCGCTTTGTGGTCGGCGAAATACTGCGATTTTTCAACACCGCTCATCGCCGACAACTTCTCGGCGTGGGATTGCTCATCGGCTTCCTCGGCGTCGAATGGAACCGGGTCGATTCCAGTGGATGCAACAACATCGGCGGCATGTGCCTCGGCTTCCACCGCTTTGCTTTTTGCGTCCTCGAGTTCCGCCTCAAGCTCCTCGGCTCTGGCGGTGGCGACCTCGCGCAATTCCTCAAGGTCAGCTTTCGCTTGGGTCAACTCCTTTGATGCGGTCATCACGCTCGCTTCAAGTTGCGCGATCTTCTCCGCCGCGATCTCTTGGCTAGCCTTCGCCCCTGCCTCAAGCTCTACGTAAGCGGATCGAGCGTCCTTCAAAGTCTTGAACTCGGTCGCGTTCCCGTCATTGTCGTTAGGTTGATTGTCCATTGTGATTTGTTAAAATAAATTCTGCCTCTTATTCTGGCCGCCGTTGTCAACGCAAATTCTTCAAAAGATATTCAACCGCGTCATTTTCATCCCCAACCGCGTCAATCAAGTTTGCAGTCACCCCCCTTGTTGCAACCATCGCCTGTCCCCTCATGTGGGTGTCATCCACCTCGCGGTTATTCAAAACGTGCCCCTTGAACTGCGCAAACAAATCGTCGACAATCTCTTGCAAGCTCGCCCTGTGCGCGTCGCTTAGCGAAGGAGGCATACCCGATCCTTTCAAGTCCCCGCTGACAATGTAATCGGGCTTGATTCCGACCGCATCCCACAATCCTGATTCGTCAACGTAGGCGATGATTGTCCCGACGCTCCCTACCAGCGCGGACGGTGTGCCCACAATGTGGTTAGTCCCGACGGCCAACGCATAAGCCGCACTACACAACATTCCCGGCGAATAAGTAGCGGTCGGAATGGATACTTCAGAGATAGCCCTTGCCGCTTCCTCGTTCCCCACCGCGTCGCCCCCCGGTGAGTCAATGGCGAAAAGTATTGCCGACGCCTCGCGCTCAGCGAAAGAAACCGCGTCGATGATCTCGGAATATGTCGCGCCGGAATAGAACGAGGATCGCGCTGTCAATATCCCGCTAATCTCAATCCTCGCTATGCCGTCCATTCCTATCTCCGCGATGTTACCGGTTCGCCTGTCGCCCATCGAATCGAATCCGTTGCGAACTGAGGCACAAAGCGATTTCCACGCCCCTCCCTCCATGTTCCAAGGCTTAGTGTAGACGGAAGCTAAAATGTCCGGTGTGATGTTCATTCTGTTTCCCCTTTCTTTTCACCAATGTCGAACTGCTGACCCGCTGGCCTGTAAAGCATCCAAAGCGGGATTGGTGTATCCGCTGAAATACCAGCAGCGTCCATGATCTTCCGCGCCTCATCCCTGCGCCTCATTAGGTGTTGCTCAAAGTCTATCCCCCGCTCAGCCAGGTAGTTCCCCATGGTCTCAAGCCCACCTTCGACGTTAGCCCTCGCCTGTTGCTCCTCCCTGCCCGCGTCAACGGTGAACCGCCTTGGGAATTGCCATTGAACCCGGCTCCATCCTGTGGAAATTGGAAGCTCGCCCGAATCTATCCCCCAGCCGATGACGTAAGTCCAAAGTGGTGAAAGCGCGGTTGATGTTATGACCTTTTGACGATGACTGAAAGCCCTGTCAGCCTTGCTCCCCACCATCCTAACCGCCGCGCCGCCAACCTTGGAAGCATCCCTCACAAGCTCATACGGAACCCGGCTGGTTGATTCGCGCTCCAACATTTCAAGGAACCCGTCGAACATAGAATTAGGCCGGTTGCTCTGGAAGCTGTTGATGTCCTCTTCCACATCAATCCTGATCGCACGCATCCCGAGCTTCTTCGCTATATCCTCCTCAGAGGTGGCGGGGGTAGCCCCCTCTGAGTCGAGCGCGAAATCACCATCCTGCAAGCCTGTCTCACGGTTTGACTTCAGGACAAGCCCAAGCTCGCTCGCCTGTTTGACCGCGCCGGTTTCGTAAGCCAGCAGTTCCATGTGGTCGCGCAAATAGTTCAGTCCGTGTTGACCGGGCGGAATACCCCGCGCCGCCGTTGCTGATTCGGCACTGAAAACATGAAGCACGGATTGAGCCGGAATCGAAATGGTTCGCTCCTTTCCGTCCGGTGTCCTAACGATCTTGTTATACGCTTTCGGCCTCCCGACGGAATCAAACTTAACGCCGTCCCATATCCTCTTTTCCGGATCGCTCTCACTGCTGATCTGGTGGGTCTCCAATAGTTGTATCTTTGGCCTGTCGAACAGGTCGAATGTCTTAACAACGAATATTTCCCCATCAATGTCGAGCGAGCGCGAAAGCAACCGCTGGACTGCTGGCATGTCGAATCGTCCCGTGATCTCTGGACGTGCGGAAAACGCCTTCCAATATTCCATGTATTGCGCCGCCGCCTTCGCGTCCGGTGCGGTTGACTGCGCCGTTATGCCGTCTCCAACCGCGTATTCCTCCATCGTGTTCACAGCCTCCTGACGGTAACCGCTGTTCCTCGCCACATAGCGCGACGCCACTACCATTTGACGCCTTGAACTGCCGCGCAAATCCTCGCGCAAATCATTCAACCCGCCCATGGGGATCGTTCCCCGCCTACGGGAATGTTGCCGGGCGGACTGGTAGCCGCTGTAGTTGGACTTGATCGCCCTTTTTAATTTGCCCCAAAAGCTCATAGGTCGTTCTCAGCTGAAAAGTTAGCGTGGACACGCCTCCCAGACCTGTTAAGCCCGTAGGTGTCCGGGTCAAGGTATCTTAGCGCGTGCTTACACTCATCGATGATCTCGGCAAGCGTCATTGACCGTGTTTTCGACACGCTCTTGCCTTGGTCGCCGTAGCTGGACAAATCTCGCCCCGCTAGTACGTCCTTCTTCGCTTGCGCCAAAATAGCAAGCACTTCCTCAACGGAAAATCCCACGGTAAACAATCCTTTGGCCATCGTCTCTACATTGGCCGCGCTTGTCAACGTCACTCAACCTCGTCAACCGTCTCAATGTCACCACCGACAAGGCCGACCATGCAACCACCCACCAGGCACATGACCTCGCAGTCTGCCAAGTGTTCCCCCGCCTTCTCGTTGACCGTTTTCCAAACCCATTTGCCGTTTTTGTTTTTCAACCGCCGCTGACTCGAGATCTGTTCCTCATAGACTGGACACATTTTCGCCAAATCATCTGGCAGCTGCCAAAGCTCCGGGGTTTTCATCTGCCGATGAAGTATGTCCCGCATGTTAAGCGCGGAGAAATGGTGAACCCTAACCTTTTTCTTGCGACCAGTCCCAAGGTTCACCCACCTGACCGGTGAATAATACTTTTGAGTGGTCGCCCCCTTCTTCAAAACCGACCGATGTGCAAACGTCAACCGCTGGTCACCGCGCAAACAACAATACCCGGCACTGCCCGCCATTGGGTAAACGTCGGCAAACGGTTGGTCGCCGCAGTCGATGAACACCAGAGACCTGTTGACCTCGTAATTGACCCGCATTATTTCAATCTCCTGCCAAGACAAAATCTTTCCAGCCCAGATCAACCTGGATGAACCGTCCGCTCCAAACGTCCTGACCACCCCCCAGAAGTGATCCCGTTGAACGTCAACAGCGAACATTCTCAAGCGAGTGTATAATGGGTTGCCTTTCGAATCCTTCGCATCCCTGCGCTCCTTTGTCCCCGGCGAAACCTTTACCAGCCCTCCCGCCATCCTAACCAATCCCTCCGTCCATTCGTCCGGGTCATCCTGCCAGTCCCTCCAATCCTCTGCATTGTATCCGCCGCCCCCAAGCTCAAGCGCGAAATCCTCATCAATCGCATCGCCGAAGAAATTAGCCAGGCGTTTCATGTGGAACATTTTCAATGGCCCGAAGTTTCCCGTCCAGCTCGCCACCTTAGCCCGCAGATATTCCTCCGCAAGCTGACCCCACGGCATGGTTGAGATTGCCGTTATGCGAAACCCTACCTTCCCCCCGGATGCGTTAGGATTCGCCGCGACAAATTTAGCCCCTTTGTCCGGGTCGTTCAAATCCCGCCTGGTCTCCGGTGCGTCGTCGAAAAGATAAGCGCATCCCGCGCACTTGTATTGAGTCCCTGCGACCACCGCCTTGAAATCGTAATCGCCCGCCTCATCCTTTTCAGATGGAAACGTCAATCCCTCCAACTCGAAAGGCTGGCGGTGACCGCACTCCGGGCAAACGAACGTCCAAACCTGCATGTTCGTCGTCTCCCAGAGCCGGGCAAAGTCATGGTCTGGCTCGCTACCTTGGGAAGCAAGCACAACTTTTCCAAACACGCCGAAAGCCGTGGTTCTCGCCATCGCCTCCCCTATCCTGTCCCGCTCAAGTTGCCAGCACTCATCAATAAACACCCTGCGTAAAGACCGCCTCTCAAGATTGCGCGGGTGGCTACCCAAAACCCATAAGCTCATCCCGTTGTTGAAAAGGATCGATGTCTTGTTAGCCATGTCCCGGTTCACCCCGACCGGAATCAACGGTTTCACCATCGGCGTGTTGTCCATCAGTGGCCTTAGCCTCATTGACATCTCATCCCTTGCCTCGGCGGCTTGTGGCAATATAAGCATGGTCGGCCCCGGATCGTTCGCCACTGACCAGACTATCGAAGCCTCAATCGATATTGTCTTGACGGTCTGCACCGCGCAACACAAGACAACAAGCTGGTAACGCGGATCGGCTATGGCCTCCATGATCGGCTTGACCGCCGGCACAAGGTCGGGGTTGAAACCACCAGGCACGGGAGAATAAGGAATCTCCGTAACGTGATCCCTTATCCATTCCCACGATAACTGTTCCGCCGGTGGCGACCACGCCCTGCGCCTGATCGCCGAAAGGGTCTCGGTCAGTCCGCCATTGTCCGCTGTACTTTTGTCCACCATTTCTTCAACTCCACCAGTATCGCCGGTGCGTCCAGTCCGCTTAGCTTAGGGGAAAGACCATGGAAGCCCTTCTCCACCGTCGCCCGCAACTTCGCAACCTGCCCGCTCCATTCCCTCTCGACTTCGGATGATGACACAAGCTCGCCATTCAACCGCTTGACCTCGATGGCTTGGCGGTCTGCATCCAGCTTCATCTTCCGCGCCCGTTCCTCGTAGTAATCAGCCTTACCTTCGGGGTCGCCGGGCTTAGCCCCGGTGTTGCGCCGCTTCTCGGAATCATCGCAGTTGGCGGAAATGTAATCCAGAACCTCATGCACCTTCCAGCCGGTTGACTTCTTGGCCGGAAAGCCTTTCCCATGCCGACGCTTTAACCCGGCGAACGATTGCCGTGTGATTCCCAAGACTTCCGCCATCGCCATGTCAGTCTGGACTGAAACAGGAACGGAATCAGGATCATCAAGTCCATACGCCGCCGCCGACTTCGTTGTTGTCTCCCTTAGTCCCATGTCAGTCTCAGTTCCAATGCCTGTCACTCAAAAATTGCACGAGAGCGCAAACAGGCGCGGGGGGTTGCCCCTTCTAATAGATTCCTTACCCCCCCCACATGCCCTGTGGCGCGTCTTTGGCTCCTTGGGGTGGCCGGGTGACCTAAACAGGCAAAAGCCCGTCAGCGGCGAATTTGGGCGTTTTCTCATTCCTTCCCCAGTATGCTTGTTAGTTCGTCATGGCGCGAGGAAAACCAGCGTAGGTCAGCCGCCGCCGCCCTTAGTTCCTCGGGCTTCCGATCCTCCGATAGATAGTCATTGAGCCAATGTTTAAACTTGTCTAGTCCCCGGCGTGCGGCGTCCGCTCCCATTCGCTTTCGGTCTGCCGCCCTTCGCCTAAGCCTCGGTGGTGCTGGCAGGTTCCATGTGGATATGATCTCGGTCTGCACCGCGTGAACCCTCTGACGACTAACGCCGTGCCTGTCCGCCAACGCTTGGAGTGATAGCTCTGCAACATCAGGCACCCATAACGCCCGGCATAGGACATCTAGGAAAAGTAGTGGATTCTGCGCCGCCCTAACCCTTGCCATAACCACGCTCAGCGCATCAGCCCTTTCCGAGTGGTTGCCAGACTCCCCGCCCCATGATGGTTCGTCCGGCATCCCCAGTCCGTCTTCCCTGAATTGTTGTTCGCGCTTCCTAAGCTCTATGCAAGGCTCCCCGAGTCCCATGCCCCTCACCTTCTCGGCCTCGCCTGGGGGCAATGAGGCAACCCACTCCCTGTAGGTGTTGGCATAATCCCTATCTTGCTTGCACGTTGTGGACATTGAGGATGCGGCCTGTCGGCCTGGCGTCGCTTCGCTCCGCTAGTTACCGCGATGGTTTAGCTTTTTTTTGCGGATTTGTCGAGAGTTATTTTTCAGGTTAGCCGTAAATCGCCTACAGTTAGGCGGTTAGGTAGTTGCTTTTTTTGCTTGACTGATCTTGGTGGAATTACATTTCCACTTGGTCATGCGGCCCATACATCGGCTTGCCGCCCGTTGTCTGAACACTTGAGCATCCGATGGAAGTCACAAGCCAAGCGACGATCATGGCGGTGACTATTGCCGTTGCCAGTAGTTTTTGTTTCTCGGTCATAATTATTCAACAGTTTCGTGGAGACTACCCTTCGGGAGTCTCACTATTTTTATTCTCTAAATTAAGTCTGATCGCTTCGAACGGTTTCAGGAGTTTCGGGCGTGTAGTCAAGTTTATCTCTCATTGTTATATCGTCGCTTTCTCACTAAACAGGGTATGCGATTTCCTGAACCGCAGGGAGATCAATCCTGTTGGGCCATTGCGTTGCTTGGCTATATTCAAATCCAAATCGCGGAACATATCCGGGGTTTCTTCGTCGTTCTCCGTGCGCCCGAGGAACCCCATGAAATCGGCGTCCTGCTCGATTTTGGAACAACCCTCCACATCGCCCTGGTTTATCTGGTAGGCAAACTTGTCATCCGCCCTACGCGCCAACTGCACCAACGCGACTACCGGGATTCTGAGTTCCTTCGCCATATCCTTCAACCCTCCCACCACCGCACCATACCGGCTTCTTTCGTCGCTGTTCTCCTTGGCCGTGTCGGCTCGGAATCGCTGGAGGTAGTCGAGGAAGATTATTTTAACGCCTTGCTTGGCTTTCATGCGTCTGCCAGCCCTCCTAATTTCCCCGATTGTAAGCCCCGCCCGGTCGTCTATTGCCATGTTGCTTCCCGCGATCCGTTTGGCCTGTAGCATCAGCCGGTCGAAATCTCGCTTCGTGAATTTCCCGCCGCCCAGGTCACGCAAATTCACCTCAGCAAGCTGGGAGAAAAAACGGTCTGTCAAAGCGTCGCCGCTCATTTCCCCGCTGAACATCCCCACCGGCAACTTGTCCACAATGCTGATCTGCCCCGCTATCTGCGTCATCAGGGCTGTCTTTCCGAATGACGGCCTGGCGCCTATCACGATGAGGTCGGAATCCAGAAATCCACCTGTCATTGCATCGAGCCTTGACAGCCCCGTGGAAAGCCCTTGAAGCTCCCCCCTGTCGAATGCTTGCTGGTACCTGTCCACCGCGTCCAGTGCCCTTTCCCGCATCGTGGGCATGTCATCCCGGCTTTGCACGCAGTCGGCCACCCTTCCCAGCGTCTCACAGGCACTGTCGGCTAGGGTCTGGGCACTCTCCGGCGAGTCGTAGGCACTGGCGACAATGTTGGTGCATTCCCGGATCAACTCGCGCAGTTGGTACTTCTCGCGCATTATCCCGAGGTAATGATCCCATAGTCCAAGACTTGGTATTTCGTCGAGCAAAGCCGCCACCGCACTACGCCCTCCCGCTTTGTCGAGATTGCCGTCAGACTTCAGTTTGTCAATCAGGGTGAGCAAATCCAGGAGCTTTCCGGATCCGGCCACCCTCTGCATGGTACTGTAGACAAGCCGGTG